CAGACCAGTTCACCGATACAGATGTATCTTTATGCTCGTTTTTTAGGGTATAAAGGTTCTATAACTGATTGTGATACCTGGTCGAAAAAAGAATTTAAGAAGAGGAACTTCAGTACCATACTTGAGATAGAAATAGATTCTATGCAAGTAGATATATCGAAGCTTAGAGAAGCTATAGATCTTGGTGTAGTTAAACAAGATATGGGAGCTGCTCGTATATCTATGCTTCAAAAAGAATTAAGAGCACATATAAAACAACTGGCAGATGAGAAACATCTTACAGATAGACAAGGATTGATATTAGCTGGTGCTGATAGATCATTGAGAGAGATACTTTTGATCTTTAGAGATGATCCTATAGAAGGACCATTACAGGAAGCATCAATGGGTGTATGGACTAAGATTCTTCAGGAAGAATCATAAGCCTTAATGAGTTAATCTTAGTACATGGCTGGAACAAGTATCTATTCTGTTTATCGTAGAACTGCCCGTGCAGCTGCTAAACAGCAGGTTGTAAAGAAAACATCTTCAGTTGATGTTGAAAAAGCTCGATCAGATTTTGCATACTTCTGTGATGTTGTAGGGGACAAACCTCCTGCAGAACATATGCATTTATGGCATGAACATTTATATACACATCAAGATAGTGAATGTTTAATTAATATTGCTGGACCAAATGTAGATATACTTGCACCCAGAGGATCAGCTAAATCTACAGTATTAGGTTTATTCACAGCTTGGGCTATTGGTGTACATGCACTTAATCGTAAACCATTAAAGATCTTATATATTTCATATACTGTTGATGTTGCCAGACCAAAGAGTGCAGCAATAAAAAGAATTATTGAAGATAGTAAGATCTATAGAGAAATATTTCCTATGGTAAAAATTGCCAAAGGGATAAATTCTAATGAATATTGGAGTATTGATTGGAAGTTTGCAGGGATAAGATCAACTGGTGAAGAAGAATTTAGTTTATGTTGTGCAGGATTAAAAGGAGCTGTTACATCAAAGCGTTCTCATTTATGTATCATCGATGATGCTATAAAATCAGCTGATGATATCAAGAATAGAGATATTCGTGTAGCTATGGAAGATAACTGGAACTCAGTTATTGTTCCAACTATGTTTGAAGGTGGTAGAGCAATATGTCTTGGCACAAGATTTAGACATGATGATATACACCAGACTACTTTTATTCCTGACAATGATTGGATACAGATAATACAATCAGCAGTCACTGTAGATGAGAATGGTGATGAGAAATCTTACTGGCCAGAGATGTGGTCACTTGATTATCTCAATGATCGAAGAAGACAATCACCAATAAGTTTTAGTTTTCAGTATCAGAATCAGGTAGTTAGAACCAGTGATATGTCTGTCTCACCTGATTTAATTATTAAAGGTCAGATACCAACACAGTTTGATTGTTTAGGTGTTGGAGTTGATTTATCTGCTGGTATTAGAGAAAGAAATGATTATACAGTCTTCGTTATGGGTGGCAGAGTAGGAGATAAAATTTATATCATTGACTGTAAACGATTAAGGATAATGGGTAATGTAGAAAAACTAGAAGCCATTATGGAAATGATGATGGAATGGGGGATAGTTCACAAAGATCAGGATAAATATTTTCCAACTGGTAGTAGTGTAGACATTTGGTCTGAAGCAGTAGCTTATCAGGCATCATTAGAAGCAGATTTTAAACGTATATGTTTAGAAGAACAGGGACTTTACAATCTACTCTGGCATCCAGTAAAAGGATTCAGAGGAGATAAGGTTGCTAGATTCAGAGGAATTATGGGCTTATTTGAGCAACATAAGATATTATTTAATAAATATCGTAAATTTCAAGCATTAACAGATGAGATCGTCAATTTCGGAGTCAGTTCCCATGATGATTGTGTTGATGCACTGGTCTGGTTATGCAATGGATTAATGTCCAGAGGAAAACTAGAGTTAGAGTATTGACGAATTAGACTATTAAGAGTATCTAACATGGTAGCCAATTTTTTCTATAAAGGTATTGAACTAGAGCAAGACGCTTATGGTTCTGCTATATTCAACCTCCCTGATGAGGTATGTCACGATCTAGGTCTTCAACCTGGGGAACGCTTCGACATTGAAGCTGATGATGAAAACATTATCTTTAAACGGATAGCAGCTGGTTATGAGATTGATGCGTAATAAAATAATAGAAAGTGACTAGATGAACAAAACTAATTCTACTTTTGAATCAATGCTCAAGGCAGCAATAAGTCGTGATTCGACTGGTGCTACCGATACAATGCTTATTCATGCTCATCTGGCACAGATGAAGATGTTTGGTATCCGTCAGGGTGTTGAATTTTATCCTGAGCAAGATAACTTCGGATCACAAAGATATGATTTTGTACAACAGGTAATTAAGTTTAATCAACTTGATGCAAGATTGGATTCTATATGGGATCACTTTTTAGCTTTAGGAAAAGGTTTATTTTATATACGTCCTACAGAAAAAACATACAGACTTTATTGGTTTGATAAAGATTCCTACAGAACTTTCTATTCACCAGAAGGTGATTTAGAAGAAGTAATAGTTATCTATCCTTATAAAGTTAAATCTAATAAAGGTTTTTCTGGATCTCAAATCGGATTGAATACTGATAAGAGATATATGCGTCTACGCATTACGGCTGAAACTATCGAAGAAACACATAGTGAACAGGAATTAAGTTTCGATAATCCTGCTGAATTTACCACTATAAATAAAAAGACACTTATAAATACACTGAAATTTATTCCTTGTGTAGAAGTATTTAATAATCCTGATGCTTTTGGTACTGAAGGTAGTGGTGAATTTGATTGGATAGCTAATCAGATTGTGGCTCATGATGAAATGGTTAAAAACATTAGAGCTAACCTTTCATTCTTTGGTAACCCAACTTTATTATCTTCACGTCCTAAACAGGATATTGTTGAGAGTAATAAAGATGCTCCACCACAAAGACCAAGTATATCTAGTCAATCTGGATTTACTTCTGATTTGAGTACACTTCAATCTACATATAAACAAGATCCTGTAACAAGAAATCCAGCTGGGTATATTGGTAGTCCAGGTTCGGGTATGAGAGTACCAAGAGTTATTGCTAACTTGGAACCTTCAGATCGTGTTGGATTCATTACTCCTAATGCAGTAAGTACAGATCAATCTAGATATGTATCACAGTTAAGAAATGAAATACGTTTAGCTTTAGGTGGTATCGATGATATATCAATTAGTAATGTAACTGCTACTGAAATTAAATCTCAATATGGAAGAGTAAGTGCTACAGCTAGAAAGAAATGTTTACAGATATATGAGTATGGAATTTGTAAATGTCTTGAGTTAATGATCTTCCAAGAAGAACAGATATTCCGTCAGACATTAGCAGAAGCATCTGGTATTAAATATCCTGAATTACCTGTAGATGACACTCCAGAAGCTATGGAGAAGTATGAGAAAAAGAAAGTTAATTACGAAAAGAAATTACAGAAAGCAATCGATGTTGCAAGAGAAACAAAAGAGATACCTCCTGGTGTTCATGGATTAGTTCCAGATGGTGAGAGGACAGTTGCTTGGAGATGGATGGGACCTGTTTATGAAGATACAGCACAGGATAAAGTGCAGCAATCCATATTCTGTAGAAACCTTCAAGAATTAGGGGTTGATAGCATAGAAGCACTGAAGTATTTGTTTCCATCAAAGACTGATGATGAAGTTGCCGGAATGTTATCCGGTTTCCCATTCAGAATGGTAGGACAAGTACAAAGGGCGTATTCTCAATTCCTTGACTTAATAAATCAAGAAATGAGAACACCACATCCGCAGCAACCGGATATTCCGATGGCTGCAGATCCGAGATTAGATCTCACCCCTTTCTTATATAGAACCTTAGAATCACTCCAGAAGGAAGTAACTTATGCAGGCAGATACCGCAATGCCGACCCAATCGGCACCCCAACAATCAGTGACCCCACCCAGCAACTACGGGGCTCCAGTGCAGACAGCAGCACAGCAGCCAGCGGTGGCGACAACTCCACAGTGGGTGGCTCCACAGCAGGCAGCGGTGGCACCAGCACCACAAGTGCAAGCCCAGATGGGTACAACACAAGTCCCATACAGCCCTACACCATCAAGCCCCCAGGCCAGCCCATCAGCGGAGAATCCTTACAAGGAGGCGTTCAACAGGGTGGTAGGGCTCCTGAGTTCACCAGTCCAACTCCCCTTCCTGGGTCAACAGTCTCCAGCGACGCAAGAGTACGGCCAGGCGAATTACAGTTCCCCACAAGCTCCTTCATACAACAATCAGGGTCAGCAGATATCGCAGCCTTTGAACGGGAGCAACCAGGCATACTCCAACGACTCTTCCCAAACTTCTCAGGCGATCAGCGACC